AGCACACACCTATATCCTTGTACCCGGTTTATTTAGTAAACAGTGGGGAAGGGTAGTAGGTCGCTGGGAAATCAAAGAAACCGACGATGAATGTGTACTAGTAGAAAGGAGTGTTAAATGATACTAAAGGAACAAACCACGAACGAACTAGGACGCCTTATCAGTAGGGACTGGCAAAATCCCTTTTATGGTGCAGTCCCCTACATCAAGGCATTAAAGGAACTAGTAGATGGTAAATATTACTTGGACGACGAAAAGACCATCATTCTCTATTTCCTTAGCAATGCCAATACATGGCGGGGACCTATCGCAAGGGAAGTAAAGAAAGAACTAAGAAGAAGGGCGGGTATTAAATGAGAATAGTAATACAGAATAGTTGCTTTAATTGTAAAAAGGTAACTACTCAAGATGTGCAACAATGGAAAAGAAGTGATGGTATACCTGTTCTCTATTGTTTTGATTGTAAACAAGAACAACCACTGTCACAAAATGACCTACAGTTACTGGACCTGGAAGTTTCTAAATTCCACAAAATGATAAGGAGACACCTGTGAAAATAATAGGTGAAGCATACTGTACACACTGTCACATGCCTGGTTCAAATGTTCCATTATCCTTTATGGGCAATCCTACTAGTGTATGGTTAGAAGGACCATGTGAGTATTGTGGAGAAACTATTAAACTAGATAAAAAAGAAATAGAAGCTCTTTATGTATTTATTTACCAATTCCACAAAATGTTAAGGAAACACCTATGCTAATATATCCATACCAACATGACTGCGAACAATGTATATGGGTAGGTTGGCTCTTACCCATGACCATGTTGGGTAATGTTTATTACTGCAAGTCCAGCATTAGTGATTATGGTACCATATGTATTCGTTTTGGTAACGTTCCAAATGAATACTTATCCTTACCAATAGGTATTACCAAAAAAGGGCCACTACATAAAGGAGACACTTAGGATGAATTACCTATTACCCGAAACAATTCCACAATGGATTCGTGATCTACTGATTCCATGTCAATGGGGAGAATTTATCGAAGAAAACAAAGAAGGAAAGGTAATAGCAAGGTATAAGGTATCCAAGGAACATTTTCCCAAAGTCAGGCCATTGTGCAAGATCGTCACTAGACGACCTTTACGTAATGAACCCACGACCTACAAATTGGGGGACATTATGAAATGAATACAAACTGGCCACAAATACGTTTACTCGAAGAAGATTTAGCAGACCAAGATTTACACAGCTTCATAGAATTTCTTTTTATATTAAGGAGAAACTATTTGCTTCATAAATCATTATTTCACTTTGCCTGCGAATCTTCCAAAGATCCTAAAAAGGCATGGGCTCTATTACATGAACATGCGGGAATGAAATACCCATTACAGTGACACTTTATAAAGTCCTACTGTAGGATATAGGATAGGATATGCGGATATATATATAATAGTATATGTCTTTTTTCCTATTCTTTTATACCCCTATAGGGGTAAATAGGGAACTGTCCCGTACTGGTATTTTTTCCTAAATGCACGTTCTATGACCACCGTCACAATTCGTGAAAAGGTAACATTATGGACTACCCACAATGTAAAATCTGTAAAGGTTACAAAATTAGTGTAAATGAATACGGAGCATGTGACCCTTGCTGGGAAACTTACATATCCCTAGGAGAATTTGCCCAACAAATACATGAACTAATAGTAAAATATGGACCTAATATGCCAATTTGTCACTATAATCGGGATAGTCCTTGCTGTAGTTATAACCCTGGAGAATGGGATGCAAGCAAACCGCAACTAATAAATAACGATGATTACATAATAATATCCAAAACTCCCTTTTAAATAGTAAGGAGATAAACCCCTATGGTAGATCCGTATCGTGAAGAAATATCGAGAGTATTCTTCTTAGCTAGACAAAAGTTCTCTAAATATCGTCGATTGCGAGACTATGCCGTAGAAATATATAAATGGAATCAAGAACACTCGTTCCATTCTATGGGCATAGACATTACCCCATTATTGAAAGCAATAGAGGACGGCGATAAACCTACAGCCAGCCGTCTCTTTCACCTATACAAGAAACGCCGTTGGTATTACCTTTACCGTAACAATTAGTCCCCTTTTCCTAGAAAATAAGAATACTTTCGTATATAATACAATATCCAGTATCCTTATAATAGGATATTGCTATTGTATATGACCACCGTAACAATTCGTAAGAAGGAGTAAATGTAATGACGTAAATTAAAGCAAGTAAAGGAAGTAACTAACCCATTCGTAAGGTAAATTATTATAATAAACCTCTCAGTACTTATCCTCTTTTCGTTAGGAATTATTAAGTGATTGAAGCTCAAGACATTGCCTTATCAGATATTGATTTTGATGAGGTAAAGATTCGTGAAGCACAGGTTGGGACTCAAGAATATGATAGGTTAAAGTATTCCATTGAACTCGAAGGAGTACAGTTACCTATTCTCGTCCGGCCTAAGAGGGATGCCACTGGTCAGCCAGTACCAGGAAAGTTTATTGGAATTGATGGCTGTCAACGCTGGTCAATTTCCAAAGAGTTACGCAAAGACACTATTCCTTGCCGTATTATGGATCATAGTGAAGATGACTGTCGTCGTCTGCAAATGATTCTCAATAGGAATCGTGTTAAGCAAACAAAGATTCAAGAGCTCGACCATGTTAAGACTTATATGATGCATAATCCTAACATGACTCAAGCTGACGTTGCTATTGCGTTTAATATGACGCAAGCTGAGCTCTCTAATCTTTTGGGACTTGAACGCCTTACTAAGGAAGCTACAGAATTACTGTCTAAAGGCAAGATTACTCCTACTAGTGCTATTGCACTGTCACGCATTCCTCAAGAGCATCAGAACAACCATCTTAAGGAAGCACAGGAGAAGTCAACCAACGAATTTATTAATTACGCAAAGACGGAAATTAAGAAGATTCGTGCCGCAGCGAGAGGTGAAAACCCCGATAAGGTATTGAACCTTGTCCTTAGGAAGAAGGCATGGTTCGAAGATCAGCTTGCCCATTTAACTAACCAAATGGAATCCATGGATACCGACAATGAAGATTACCTCTTTGTTGCTGGTCAAATGGAATTCTGCAAGCTAGCTCTTCAAATTGATGAGGAATCCCTGAGAATTAAGGAAGAAGAGAAGAAGAAAGAGAAGGAAAAGAAAGAGAAGGAAAAGATTCCAGCAGAGGTACAAGACCACATTAAGATGCTGGAACGCCGTCTCCAGGAAGCAGGGATTAGCCTCAATTAACGAAGCAGGGTAATAGGTAACAAAAATGGATTTGGCGGTGAATAGCAGCAGCAGTAACCGCTCAAGGGTAATAGGTAGGGAGTAATATCCCTACCTATTACCTATACCTAATACAGGCAATTTGCTACCTATTACCTACTTAAAGGAACCATAATGACTGATACCAGTTTCACGGATTTAACGACCCAAAGTGATGCAGCTAAATCGCAAGAACTAGCATTAGCCACTAAGGGAACAGCTAATTTTCACCAGAACATTCAACTGTTACACGGACAATCGGACGGAGTTCAGCAAGGCAAAGGTAGGCCCGGTGAATTTCTGTTCGATGACAATAATTTGGGTAAAGATGTAAAGATTACCATCGTTGCCCAGAGGTTTCACGCAATTTATTTAAAGAATAAACAGCGTGAACTTGAGTCGTTTGATTCGGGCTCAGCAATTACTAAGAAAATCGTATCCATGCGTAGATCATACTCCGAGGGAGAAGATCCTCGCTATGGTTATAGTTTCTTGGTTTATCTTCCTGAGCTTGATAAGTTTGCTGTTTATCACCCTAATGTACCATCAGCACGACCAGTAGCCAAAGATATTATTGATTACTGGACGCCGCCTGACAAGCGTACTTCCGAAGGTGCTAAACAGTTACCATTCACTAACTGCCTTATCCTCTCCTCTTTCTTGCGTGAATCGCGTAACCCTCATTATGTACCGAAGGTTACTCCGGTTCAGGCTGATAAGTCTTGGCAGCCTAATAAAGAGGAAGCAGAAGAGGCCATAGGAATCTTTAGCTCTCCCGTCTTTGCTGAACGCTCAGGCGGTAAAGTTGAAGAAGCAAAGAGTACCGACGATCGGTAACATCGATCAGTGAAATAGGGGGGTAGTGGTGTAAGTAACCTTAACCGTTAGGGAAAAGGTTTTCTTATGACGATTCCCCTAATCCCCACCACTACCCCCTTTTTCCCTACGGGCCTGCCCCTATGGCGGAATAGGCAGACGCAAGGGACTTAAAATCCCTCGCCCATTAAGGGTGTCCTGGTTCGAGTCCAGGTAGGGGTAATAGTAATAGTAATGATAGTAGCTGACTCTACCTTACCATCCCCTTACCGATCCGCGATACGTGGACGAGTAAGATTATGTTATTGTGACCCGCCATCGGGACGTGGTTACAATGACAATAGTGATCGTCTATCTTATTTGGAATATCAGGCTTTCTCCCTTGCATGGCTAGGCGAGACCGTCGATTTATTAGATTATATCGACGGCTCTCGCCTAGTACTTTGTCTACATCATAAAATACGTCGCCTATTTGAACACCTAATACACCATAACTTTCATCAATTAACATTAGAACAAGAAATAATATGGCACTATGACTTCGGACTTTATACTCGTAAAAAATTCGTACCATCCCACGACAATATACTAGTATACAGAACAACTAATTCTATCCCTCCGTTTAATTGGCAGGACGTAGCAATCCAATCTCAACGCCTTACCTCAGGCGATAGTCGTGCCGATTATAGGGGTCGCACACCGGGTACAGTTTGGTCAATACCGCGAGTTCCTGGTAACTCTCTTACCAGATTCTTTCAACGAAAACTTAATAGGGTTAGCCAACAACCAGAAGAATTGGCAAAAAGAATCATTCTAGCTTATACTAATCCTAATGATATAGTATTTGACCCCTTCTTAGGAAGTGGTACTACTGCCGTTATTTGTAGAACTTATAATAGGAGATTCTATGGCCAAGATAACCATGAAGAATACGTTAAGCAAGCAAAACAAAGGGTAGAAAAACAAGGTTGGATGACACTAATTAGAGGTAAACTTTAAGGAAAATTAAGGTATGTATAAAGTACAATGCCGTAAATGTAAGGTAGAATCTGATTGGCAATACGGTAAAGAATTACCATCAGGTTGGATAGCCGTAAGTTTTTCTAGCACTGCTTCCTATATAGGACCATATCATTTCAGAGAATTACCAATATGCCCCCAATGCAAAGACGATTTCCACATTACATATAACACACCACCAGAAACTAAAGAATCAGTCATGAATAAATTGTATGATCTTATGAAAGATGAAATTCAGGAGGACATCAGTGCGAACCTTTAGAGTTAAAATAGATACAGACATTGCACCTACGGAGAAAACAATAACAGCAGTAGACTTACCTGACATTATAAAGAAGCACGACACTTACTTTATTAAAACAGGTCAGGTAGAGTACAATCAAATAGCTGCACTAAACAGCAGCTATAAGAATTTCATTTATCACTATAAGCAAGCAGTCATAGTGGAGATATAACAATAATGATAAAATATTACTGCGATTTATGTGGAAAAGAACTAGAAAGAAGAGGCGATGCTATTATATTACAAGTAAATCATTATAGTCAAGGTAATAAAAATATAGCAAGCGTAGAAATATGCACAGGATGTGGAGATAAATATGAAATGGACAGACGTTATGGCGTAAAAGCTGAAAGGTTAAAGAAAACCCTTAGTTATTATATAACTTTAGGGGAGAGACCCAGTGATCTTTAAGATAAAAAAGGATGACCTACTAATACCAATAAATGTATCAGTGTCTATCGACGGTGGTACAATATCTATTGCCTCTCCCTATAACCCTACCTTAATAGAAGAATTGCGACAGTTACAGGGAGCACAATGGAATAAAGAAAAAAGAGTATGGCAATGCCCATTAGTAGAACGTAATGTTTATGCGATAGAATTCCTTGCAGGTAAAAGATCGCACTACTATAAACCTCTCAATACTTATCCTCTTTACACGGAGCATCCACTATTCCCTCATCAAGAGGAAATTGTACAGTTTGTATTAAATAGAAAGAGAGTATTAGTTGCTGCACAAATGGGGTTAGGGAAAACTCTAGCAGCATTAACAGTAATGGAAGAAGCATTAGCTAGAGCTATGGCATCCATCTGGTGGGTAGTAGCTCCATCTGGTGCCCAAAGGGAGTGGCAAAGGCAAATAGACAGATGGAAACCAAAGGTAAGACCTGTATTATTTACTACCTATGAGTCACTACATAAAGTAATGGATGCTCACGAAACCATACCTCATGGAGTAGTATTTGATGAGTCTATTAAAATTAAAAATCCAGCTGCCCAGAGAAGTCAAGTTGCCTTTGAACTCTCACGACTTGTGCGGGAAACTCATGACGGCTTTATCGTATGTATGTCGGGAGCACCAGCCCCGAAAGATCCCTCCGAATGGTGGCATCAAATTGAAGTATGTTGTCCCGGATTTATTCGGGAAGGATCGGTACATAAATTTAGAAATAGATATGCCAATATCGAATACGTTGAAGGAGAATACGGAACATATCCAGAATTAATTTCATGGAAAGAAGATGAAGTAAAGGCATTAGGTAAACGTCTTGCACCTATTTGTCTCGTTAAATCTCGTGCTGATTGCTTTAACTTTCCTGATAAAATCTATGACGAGATTGACTGCTCAAGTTACATTGATAAAGATAAATATAGACTACTGCAAGAAACTGCAATGCTATTACTAGAAAATAGTGAGTCTGCCCTTATCGGTGCTGAACTATGCAGACAATTAAGTGATGGATTCCAATATAAACACGACTACATTAATGGAAAGAAAGTTATCACTGGCTATGATTGGATGGGATCACCTAAGGTAGAAATTATTAAGGAGCTACTAGACTTCTATAGTTATGAGAATGGTGGGCCAGGACGTTTAATTATCTATGCTGGCTATCGTGCTATAGTAGACAAACTACAGGAGATAGTTAAACATGCAGGATGGGCAGCAGCTAACATAGACATGGTTCGCGAGCGAACCATGAAAGACGAATACTTTGTTCATGATAATGTCACTGGTAAATTAGAAAAGAAAATCGTGCCAATCAATGATATTATCAGTGACTTCCAGGATAAAGACGAGAGCTTCGGTAATATGTGTATCATAGGAAATCCAGCTAAGTTTCATGGTCTTACCCTTACTCGCACCGAAGCTCTCGTCTACTATAGTAATACATTTAATAGAGATGCTCGTCAGCAATCTGAAGATAGGAGAGATAGACCAGGTATGGACGTAACAAAAGGAACAAGGATCGTTGATATAATTAATTTACCAACAGACATAACAATAAAGAAAGCACTAGAGACTAGTGACGGTCTACAGAAACTAACCATTAACGAGTTAAAGAAAACCCTAAGGAAAGTTTGTTATGAAAATAAAACTACTTAAGGGCCCTAACATTAGGGAAGATATTATTATTACAACTAAGTGGATAAAGATACCAGAAGTATTTATATATGATAATGGATTTAAAACATTATTTTATATATTCGAAGTAATGAATGAAGGTTGCTATTGCTATAAGGAAATAACTTATAGAGGTTATTATCATGCACCTACTGGACTCGGAGACTTGTGGGCTAATGGGGCCCATCGTGCTTATTCAGCACAAGAGTTTGACAGATTCGTCGGTCACATTACACCATGTGTGGAAGGAGCCAGTAAAGACTACACTGAATCTACTTGAGGAGTTCTGTAATGATGATGTGTGTGCTTTTAACTTGTCTTTTGATTGGTTCCATATTGTTAAATTGTATAACCTATTCCACCATATTACTGATAAAACGAAAGCTCCAGATATACAAGAAGTTATACAAATATCAGAACGATTTTATAAAGGAGAAATACCAAGAACAGATTTCATCTGCCTCAAACCAAAGCGAGCATTAGATTTATTTCTACATTCTCGTAAGACCGAGTGGCAAAACTTAATGGACAGACGTAATATAGTAATACGTCGCGTTCCTAAACAATTAATAGAACCTCTTAAACAGTACCTAACTAAACATCTATCGTTCGATCCTATATTCTTTTATAAATCACAGGAAGGATACCATTGGGAAATAGATATTAATAGTGGTAAAAACAAAACTCCTGATCCAGATTTCCCTAATCTAGTATTAAAGTTTAAACCTAGTGGTGGTTTGAAACCACTATCGCAGGCTATCTTTAAGGTAAAAACTTATGAGTACCCTGTACCCAAAGAGCTCTATCCCAAAGAAGAACAGTATAACCCCTATATCAGTGGCTGGCCGGAAGTCATTGAAGCCAATATCAATTACTGGGCACGCAATAAAAATGCAACCGCCTACGCAACTGACGACATTATTCTCCTCGAAAGATTGTATCATCACTTTGGATGCCCGACTCCGGGAGATAACGATAGCGAACTCGCTTGTTGTGTCGGAGCGGTTAGATGGTTCGGCTATTCCATTGACGCTCTCGGTATCGCACAGCGACTTCTTGAAAATCTACGAATATCTCAAGAATTATCTAGGGAAGTAAATATAGATTCACCTTTACGAGTTAAACAATGGTTGAAAGAAGGAGTAGATAAAGATACTAACTTATCTGACATGGAAAAGAATCTTGCTAAAATTGGTATAGTAAATACTAGTGAAGAAGTATTAACTAAATTAAAGGAGATGTATGGTGATAGTGAACTTGGAAAACGGGCAGCACAGATTCTACGAGGTAGAACAGCTAATAAAGAAATCACAATTCTACAACGACTTGACAATACCGGAACGTTTAATCCTGACTTTAAAGTTATTGGTGCAAAATCTGGAAGAATGTCCGGTGGGGGATTTACCGAAGGACGGGGTTCTAAGTCCGGTTCAATTAACCCCCAGGGAATACAGCGAGATAAAACTTTTCGTAGACTTTTTCTTTTCGCATTCCCAGGGTATATAACTTCTGGTGGTGACTTCGAATCTTTTGAGGTAGCTATTACACATGGACAGTGCAGAGACTCAAATCTTGAACGTGATTTGCGATCAGGCAAAAGTTTTCATGCGATCTTTGGATCATCATTATTTAAAGTTTCCTACGATCAAATTTTATCCAGTAAAGGAAAAGCAGACGACCTCTATTCTAAAGCTAAGACATCCGTATTCGCAATGTTCTATGGAGCAAGAGAAGAAAGACTTGCAAGAACTGCTGGGGTACATGAGAGTGAGGCTGAACACGCGATTAAGGAGCTTTCTCAGAGGTACCCCGATTGGGCTAAAGCTAGAAGAATTATCAATCGGGCCTTTTGTGCTATGCAGCAACCAGGAGGGATTGGAACAAATATTGAGTGGAATGAACCTGCCCCATACATCGAATCTCTTTTGGGCTTTAGACGTTACTTTAATTTGGAAAATAAAATATGTCGATTCCTTTTCGAACTAGCACAGGATATTAGAAGAATAGAAAACATAAATAGTACCATTAATGCTAGTAATACTACAGTAAAAAGATCAAAGGATAGAACACAAACTGCACTAGGTGCTACACAAACTGCATTGTATTCTTGTGCTTTTCAGTTACAAGCAAGTAATATGAGAGCAGCAGCTAATCATATTATACAATCAACTGGTGCAGAAATATGTAAAGCATTGCAGAGAAGTATATGGGACTTGCAACCACCAGGAGTTAACAAATTTCACGTAGCTCCTATGAATATTCACGACGAAATTATTACAGTACACTTGCCTGAACTAACAGACACCGTAGAATTAATTGCATTAAAATTAGTTGAGGTTTATCGTGAGGTAGTTCCACTTCTAGAACTGGAGTGGAAGAGAAATATAAATAACTGGTCAGAAAAGTAAGGGAGAAATAGTGAACACTAATGAAAGGTATATTGTAGAATCACTAACAGATGTAGAATTAGATGAAGATGAAGAACAATTTATTAATTTCTGGTTACTGGCAGATCATCAGGAAATGAATGAACAAGACCATAGTAAATTAATAAATATCTATGAGAAGTATATAGGATTGGGCTACGAAAATAAGGAGTTGCCAAACAGTGAGTAGTAAGCAAGACATAGTTAGTGAAATTCTTAAGACATATAATGATTACAAACTAATATTTGACTTTGCTAAAATTAAGGAGGAAACAGTATACAAATGGCTTGATGGATTTACTACTTATGAAGGGCTAAGGAAAGCTAATACGTTCATTCACGGTGGATCACAAATTCATAGGTTTACTAAACAATGTTTACTTCGAAACTTAATGTTATGTCAAGAGGCGTACAAACACTTCACCCCCGAACAATGGGAGAGACTACTATTCATGACGACAGGGAAGAAACACCGTCAAGTAGCAATCCTAAAGGAGACGATCAGGGAGTTCAAGGAGAATTGGCAGAACAGGCCAAAGCCGCCGAGGAAGAGCACCGAATAACTGAACTTATAAAGAATCACATTCCAGCTGTATTCTTTTGTATAGGTAAACTAAGAGTACCAGGAGACCTGTATGAAGATTGTATCTCTGATGGATTCCTGCAACTATATTTATGTGCTAAAAGTTTCGACCCCACATTAGGATTTACTTTTAATACGTATGCTATTACGTCTATTCGTCGACGTATGATTTCAGTTATTAAAAGAAGAAGTCCTAGACATAGACACTTAGGTACATCACTAGCAGAGATAGATATTGGTAAGCTAGAAGAAAATGTATCGTTTAATGATATTGATCCTACGGAGTCTTTTCCAGAAGTAGATAGGATTCCTATTGATATACTGAACCCTTTAGAGAAATCCGCCATCTTCTGTTATTTCTTCGAGAACATGACTCTTGCTGAGATAGGCAAGAAGTTAAACAAATCTCACCAAAGGGTTCATCAAATAAAGGACGAGGCTCTAAGAAAATTAAGAAAGGAATTAAACATAGGTGATATATAGAAAACCTAAACGAACAGTGAGGACGGGTCCAGAACAACGTGGTGCTAATAGACTTATGATCTATATGCGTGCCCGTGGTTGGACTTGTATGAAATTAGGTGGTGGTAAATTTACTGTAGGTTGGCCAGACTATTACTGTTTTCACAAAGCCTATGGCCACCGTTGGATAGAGATGAAGAAGCCCGGTGGAGAAATAAGACAATCACAAATAAAAAGATTTACTGATCTTAATAAAGCAGGGGATAAAGTATTCGTATTGCGAGATGAACGGGATTATCCTGTAATATTTAAAGAGCAGGATAACTGGGGAATGTTCATTAAAATGCCAAAGAGAGTATTATAGAGAGTATTATGAAAGTAGGAGAACTGTGGACTAAAAATACAGTAGGCTTGTTAGCTGATTCTGAATATATAGATCAGGGTTATATACTATCTATAGACAATAGACTAGTATTTATTGCAAGTGGTATATACATTAACAGTGATTCCTATATTAAAGGTACTGCTTCTGTAATACCGCGTAACGTATTTGTTAGACAATATGAAAAACTTAAACCAGCTAAATATACAGAAATAACTGCAATAGATATTAATGGACATTACTTTGCTTGTGATAGATGTAATGAAACAATACTAGTGGAGGTTACTAGTGTTAACACTTCCAGTGATTAAGCCTCGTACTTATATTAGTCCTAGTGCTTTTAAAGTATGGGAGAATTGCCAGAATTCCTTTTACCATTTCTATCTTGCTGGTCATACTATGGTACAAAGAGCTACTAATAGAGCAGCAGGTATAGGTATTATCTTTGATGCAATTATTAAAGACCACCTTAATAAAGAACTAGGAGTTAATGATGATAGATTAACCCTAGAAAACTTAACTAAATTTATTATCTGGGAAGAGGGTGTTAATCCTAGTGAAGTATTCGAAGTAGCAGGTGAAGTATCTTATGGATATATTAAACATAAAATGTATAGAGAATTTCTCAATCATACTAAGATAATGTTAGATAGAGAATTATATGGTATTATTGGTAGACATAATATCCCTATTCTAGGAGTACTGGATGCTGCTGTATCACTTATTCCCTTTGATTGGAAACTTAGAGGATTTAATAGTAAAGCTAGCCCAACTAAAGGTTATGGTAAACGAATGGATTCAAGGGGTAATTTTAAAAAGCCGCATTCTGATCATATATTTCCTAATAATTTAGAGACTGCAAACTATGACTGGGCACTACAAATGTTGTGGTATAACTGGCTTCTTAGTGGAAAGGTAAGAGTTAGTGATGAAGATAGAAGATACATTATACATGAAATTACTTGGGATGGTAATGATTGGCATTTCGTAGAACATAAAGGTTTTATTACAGAAGTCTTTGAAGAAACTATCTATAACAAACTACATGTTATGTGGGATAATATCAGTAGACTAGATTGTGAAATAGAAGAACCTCAACCTAATACCTATCGCTGTGAAAAGTATGGTAGTATATGTGCAGTATGCCAGCATTGTAATGAGTATATGAGAACTCTTGGGGACCCTGAGTATAGGGTATTATTTACACAATAACACACTGTGTGTGGAGTCTAGTATGAAGCCTATTTATCAGTGGGGTTTTCAACTGAAGCATATCGAAGGTGATGATGCTACAGTTATGAATCAAATTTATATTGCTGCAAAGTTTTGTGGCACTTTAGGTCTTGATGGTAATCGTATTAATAAGGATCATATTGATAGAATTAAGATTGACTACCATGGAAAATTCTGTATTAACTTATCACCATTTCATTTAACTAAAACTGGTGACTATATGTCAGAAGTCTTTGCCTATATGGAAAGATTGAAAGTAATCTCTGATAATATTCCTAAGGGACGTATTGATATTTTTATCTTAGACTGTGAAAATATGGGGACTAGTGACCTTGACGATTATACTTTAGGAATCTTTTATTCATTAATCTACAATGTTACTAAAGTTAATTTCCCCAATATTCCTATCATATGGTATAGGTCTCTTGACTGGACAGCTCTTAGATTATACCTTGCACCTAGAGATGGAGAAACCTATCAACTTTATAATCTGTATAACCCCTATCAAGTTATAGATAAAACACAAGAGATGTGTCATGCTGCTGGTGATCCTGTTAATAATCCTTTGTATGCTTGGGTAGGTTGGTTTAATAAATACTACAAAGATGATACTCCTTGGGAAACTATTACCCCTGCATTAGCTGGTGCTGCTGGTGGTTTACTCGCTCAAACTATGCATTCATTGTCCAGAGTTAATGGAGTAATTCTTTATCCAGGTTTGCACTACGATAAGATTCCTAATTGGTACGAGTGTTGGGAAGCATTCGCTAAAGGATATAATGGTAGAGACGTAAAGTAATGCAAGAATTAGTTAAAGAGTTTATGGAAAAGCATAAGCAATATATTGCTAAGTATCCTGGACTACCACAAATTAAGGAGTTAAGAGAATTAAGAAAAGTTTTAATAGAAGAAGAATACAGAGAATATTTAATAGCTGAACGAGACAATGATCTTATAGCTATTGCTGATGCATTAGGAGATTTACTTTATGTAATATTTGGAGCAGCTATAGTTTACGGTATTCCTTTAGAGGAAGTATTTAAGGAGATACATAAAAGTAATATGACAAAACCAGTGGCTGCTAAACGTCTGGATGGTAAAGTAGTTAAAGGTAGAAGCTACAAACCTCCAGATATTAATGGTATTATTTTTGGGAATAGGCACAGCTTATGAGAAAAATATTGGTATTGCTAGTACTGGTAGGTGTTCCAGTATTAAGTGGTTGTTTACTAGATAAATATATCTCTAGTAAAATAGCAGGATATAGGACAGGTATTATGGATTATGCACCGCTTCCTGATCCACCATGTCCTGATCCATTGATTCCTTGTCCAAGACCACCGGACTAGGAGTTGAAAAAATCTAATGAAACCACCACACAATAATTGTAGATGTACGGCATGCAATCAATGGGCGTGGGACGAGTTGGAGCGGCTGCGGAAGGTGGCGGAGAAAACAGTCGGCCTAATCAATGCCCTACATTCTAAGGTTGGAGTCGGTGCGGCAGCCAAGTGGTTCAGCACAGTTGATCGATGGTGCGACGAGGCCCGTGCCGCCCTGGAGGAACTGAATGAAAAGAAAGATATATTTAAAGATACCAGTAATCCATAAATTAAAAGTTAATACAAGAACTTATAGAGAATCTATGTGTGGTTTTATAGCAGATACTGTTTATGACATACTTAGAGTTCATAAAGAATGGGATAAAGTAACTTGTAAGAATTGTTTACGCACTAATAAGTAAAGGTAAGTATGTTAAGAACGGAAGCTATTCGTAAATTTCTACTTGACCAACCTTTTGCTATAGGTAAATTGTATACTCCATCTATGGAAGTACAAGTTAATGTAGCAAAAGGAGATGGTGAAGTAGTTAAAGGAACTACCAGTGGTAAATCCTGGCAGGGTTATACCGATGGTATAGTAACATGGAAAAGTTTTAGAATACCTTGGAATGCTAAAGACGAACCACGTTATACCGATAGACCTATGAATTTTCCGCTTGACAAATATGTTGAAGCTATTGGTATGACAGGGTGGGATTGGGAACACAAAGTCAGTAGATGGGTAGCCTTTGACTTTGATTCCTTAATTGGACATAGGGAAGGATTAACACAAGATGAACTTAATGAGATACGTGATAAACTCTCTGCTATTCCCTTTACCTCAATCTATAGTTCTACTAGTGGAGTTGGTTTGCATATTTATGTTTTTCTCAATAACAGTCCTACTGTTAAGAACCATAGTGAGCATGCAGCAGTCGCTAGAGCTATACTTAACAAACTCTCAGCCTTATCTGGATTGGAATTATCTGCTAGAGTCGATACTCTTGGGGGTAATATATGGATATATCACACTAAAGCCATTCCTGGACAAAGCTATAAACTCATAAAGTATGGACATACATTAGATAAAGTTCCTGATAACTGGAAAGACTTTCTTGAAGTAGTTAGTCGTAGAAAATTAACTCCTAAACAAGTTACCGATCAAGACTTAATAGCTGCTGCCCATCCTCATATTGAACTAGATGATGAGCATCTAGCTTTACTTAGATGGTTCGAGAGTAGTAATAGTCTATGGTATTGGGTACCAGAAAAGAGTATGCTTGTATGTCATACTTATAACCTTAAACAAGCACATCGACAATTATCTTTTAAAGGTTTCTTTGATACAATAAGTGAAGGAAAGGATCAAGGTAATGACCAGAACTGCTATTGTTTTCCTGAACCAAATGGAGGATGGATTGTCCGTCGCCATACAAGAGGGACCGCAGAGCATACAAGTTGGTTTATCGACTCTAGTGGGTGGACGACCTGCTACTTTAATAAACTACCAACTCTTAGAACAGCTAGTAAGCAGATGGGCGGAGTTGAAGGAGAAAAAGACTATACTTTTAGAACTTTAGAAGAAGGTATTAAAGTTCTAAGGACAATGGGTATTGATTGTGAAAAACCTGCTGGTTATGGTAATAGACCTTGTACCCTTAAACAAACTCAAGATGGAAGAATAGTTATTGAATTTGATCGTGAAGATAACGATGAAGAAATAACTTGGGCAAAGAAAAAGAATAAATGGCAAAAGGCATTCTTTAAACCTAACGTAGTTGATGAAGTAGAAATACCAGACAATTTAATTAGACATGTAACTGCTGGTGGTGCTGAAGTAGGTTGGTATATTTTAGGTAATAATAACCAATGGGTAGCAGAGAATAAAAGCAATGCGACAAGTGTGTTATTATCTCAAGGGTATAAAAGGCAACAGTGCGATCAAATTTTTGGTAAGTGCATCTTGTACGCCTGGGAACTTGTATCTTATCCCTTTTCACCGGAATATACTGGTAACAGAAAGTGGAACAAAGGAGCACCCCAACTACGATTCAATCCTGAAAAAGGCCGTCATGATAACTGGGATAAAATCTTAACACATTTAGGTAAAGGATTAAATGATGCAATCGAAGCTAGTGACTGGGCAGATGAATTCAATATCTACTCTGGATATCATTACTTACTTGCATGGTTAGCAAGTTTTATTCAGTACCCTACAGAACCACTACCATATATAACTTTTACTGGGCCGCAAAACTGCGGAAAGTCTATCTTCCATGAATCAATATCCTTATTACTTACATCAGGATATATTAGAGCTGACAATGCACTCACTAGTCCTTCGGGATTCAATGGAGAATTAGCTAATGCAATTCTTTGTGTGGTTGAGGAGACTAATCTTTCTAAGAAAGGATTCGCAGCGGATAGAATTAAAGATTGGGTCACAGGAAGAACCATCAGTATTCACGCTAAACATAAACAACCATACGATATACCTAATCACACCCATTGGGTACAGTGTACGAATGACTCCAGACATTGTCCCGTGTTCTCCGGAGATACCCGTATTGTACTTGTTGAAGTTGAAGCCCTCGCTGAGGAAATCCCTAAAACGCTTCTTCTTGAGTCCTGCGAAAGAGAAGCATCTAAATTCATAAATACATTAATTAATTATCAATTACCAGATGCACAAGGGAGACTAAGAATTCCAGTATTAGATACTAAAGCTAAGCAAATTCAGATGCAACGGAGTAGGTCTGATGTTGAAGTATTTCTGGAAGAAAAGACGAAATATAATCCCGAAGCACATATTCTTCTGCGTGATCTATACGAGTATTTTCTCAATTGGATTGGTCCTAGTGATTCTGTTAATTGGACAAATCGTAAGTTCTCTAAAGAATTAGATGCAGCAGGTATTACTAAAGAAAAGAAGTGCGGTGACATTAGAATTATAGGGATCGAAGTAATATAAAAATAGGCACTCCCTGGAAGGAAGTAGCGATACTCTGCTACTATTCCAGGGAGTGCCCCCAGGGAGGGACGCCCTACTAGTTCGGTAATTTCTTATCTATCTTATTAAGTAGCTCAGTATTTCTATAAGTATTTATTTTAATTTGATCTATATCCTTTTCCATTCCTCTAATCTTTTCTTCAGCTACAGCATGATTAGCTTTCATTTCATGTATATGTATTGAATCAGAATTAGATTTAGTAACACCTAATAAATAAGTAATAGTTCCACCACCAAGTATGGCTACTAATGCAACCAATACACTTAATGCAGTTTTACCGTTACTACTTTTCTCCACTACGTACCTCTTTCAAAATCTTATTAAGTTCCTTCTGAAGTCTTCTAGCCTCAGGATCTTCCTTATACTTATTAGTTAAGGTAAGACCTCTATACTCTCTAAAAAGACCTGACCCCCTAGCCCTACGTAGTGCGATATCACGTTTCAGAGAATTCGGATCAACATTATATGTTCTAATACCAGTAGTAAAGTCAATAGCTCTAGAGGCCCAGCTATTCTTAGGATCAAACATTTTACTAGCAGTATTAGTGAAACGAGAAGTTGGTGCATTCCTATTTAGCCAGTCTGTGAAAGTCCTATCAGCCAATGGCCGACCAGTAAACACATCACGGCCAATAGTAAGTTCTAACGGAATCTTAACAACAGGTGATAGTCGTTGTGCAATATTAAAAGCTACTCTTTGTAGTTGATCTACCGATCCGAAATAATTTCCTGAAGGATTCGCCGCATTAACATTGAATATATTTAAATCCTCTATACCTAAGCCCAGGGAACCAATATACTGGTTCTTTCCAATAATAGGTGGAGCTTTGAATGCGAAGCCTCTATTCAAATATTGAGGAACTTCTTCTTCACCTATACCTGTTATTTTAGTATAGATAGAGCCTAATCTTGGATTAGTAATACTAGTTCTAATCATTAAAGGTATATTTTTACGAGACCAAGTATAGAATAAGAATAGTGGTCTTACGAGTTGTTTCTCAACGTCAGTTAATTGATCATAGTCAAAGAGCCATTTATTCATTGAACGCATAGCTTCAAAGTCAGCTAGTCCTTCTGCTCTTTTACTGAGATAGTGAGCTATTCTAGAATTTTCTTCGACATATCTACCAAAGGCTCGACCAACTAAAGGATTAACTTGTTCTCGTCTAAACTCTTTAGTAGCTCTACCGGATAATCTTCTAATAGGTTGGGTTATCCAGGAAGATACTGGTCGTTCTAGTGATTGGTTAAATTTAGTTATCCACTCTTTGAGTTTACCTTCACTAACGTTTTCCAAGAATCGTTTATAATCTTCGTACTGTCCAGCTTTAATAGCACCTACTTCATTTAACTTCTTCCATATTTCAAAATCTTTACCTACTAATTCTCCACGTGCAGCTAGTCTTTGTAACCTTAATGCTTCCATATAATATTCACTTTTAACACCAGCAATCATATTCATAGCCACATTATTAATAAAGTTTCTTGTATGGTAAGCTGGGAATAAAGTTGTTAAGGTACCTTGGAATAGTGAGTTTACTAAGTTAGTAAAACTATAAAAAGTCTTAAGAAACTTTTGATCTATGTGCTCGCCAAAGAAGGTCTTGATTCTATCAAGATCATCTACTTTATCCCTGGCAAGATATATTGTTTTGCCTAACGCTTCTTTATTAACTACAGAACCATCGAGACCAAAACGTCCGAATAATCGTTCCGCAGTAAAGGCACCTTTACCAGCAGCCTTCTTCGTAGTGCCATACGTATCGACAAAAACATTTATAGCAGCAGCTTTGTTCAATACCTTGTGCATTTCTGCACGACGCTCAAGTAATATATCAGCAATATCAGTACGGAAGAAATCAAAATCAATACCTAAGTCTTTTCGTAATTTTTGATTAACAGCATTAATAGATAATTCAGGAAATAAATCACGCCTAAAACTACCAGAGAATCTCGCACCTAACTCATTAATAGCTAAAGCATATTTACTTTCATTACTAGCCTTTAGTGCTTTAGCTTCCTTAGACAATAGACGAGGTACGAATCTAGTAAGACCTTTAGAAGATTGCAGAAAATCTACTTTAACACCTAGTTTCTTAGCAAGAGGTACCCAATCTTCTAATGGTTTAATATAGTCATTGAGGAATAATTCTTCTTCGGGTAAAAGTTTACCACCAACTTGCTTTATAAATTCAACTCTATCAACCCTTGCTCGTTCTATTTGTTCTTTAAGTTTATGCATTTTGCCAGCAGCATTATCAATAAGAGCTTGTTTCTTAGCAGCGTATTCAGCAAATTTTTCAGGCTCTACTTCTAGTGAAATACCTTTAGCTTCTTTCTCTAATTTACCTATAGCTGCTTTAGTTTCTTTTCGAATCTTATTAGCTTCTTGTGCATACTTTATATCAGGAGAAAGAGTAGCACCACCACGTAGTAATGGATTTTCACCCATAGTTACTAGTCGTCGTTCAGTTTCTACCCTACTCTCATTCCTTAACTCACTAATTTTATCTATTAACTGATCCATTCTCAACTTAGTTTCATAAATATCTTCACCTATTGCTTTATTAATTTCAGTCTTAGTTGTCTCTTTTAAAGCATTGATGAATGGATCTTTACTTTCAAATCTAAAATACCGAGAAAACTTTTCAGCACCTTGGACTAAAGAATTACCACGAATTGCTCTCGATGCTTCAAGACCTAAGACTCCCTTATCCCACTTCTCAGCATACTTCTCTGATAATCTTAACTTCTCTCTAGCAACCTCTAGTTTTCTTTCTTTAGCAGTCCTTAATGTTTTAGACATAGTAGGTTTGGGTAATTCAACTATATTAGGTCTAACCCATTTAGTTCCAGGTCCCCATCCATGTAAAGGTCCAGCTTTAAAATTAATAAGTTCCTTACCACTTTCACTAACTGGTATATCTGGAATAAGTAAACCAGAAAAAGCTTCTGGTTCACCAGTAATTCCATTAAATCCTATAGGTTTTAGATTAGTATCTAGTTCCCAACGTAATTCATCTAAATTTAAATCTTTCTTAATCTTAGGTATAATTTCATCTAAGAATTTTTGAGTATACTTATCATCTCCTTGCATAACAATAGCTGTATTTTTATCGCTAAATGTACCAACTTTTATTTCTTTACCATTTTTAATCTCAGTAGATACTCTAATTCTAGAAAATCTTCCTTGTGGTAAACCATGTTCATTAAATATTAATCCTTCATACCAAGTATCTCCATGTCCTGATAATCTTTCTTCTAAAGTATCTTCTTTAATTATACTAGTTCTTACCCTAGCTTCATCAGAAATTTTAGTTCTTTCTACTATATCTAAACCTTGCCCTGCTTTTAATTCTTTCTCTAACTTTTCTACTTTCCTTAATTTATTAGCAATATATCGCTCATGCTTTAATGTACTCACCGGAGTTAAGAATGGTATATTAGGAAGTTTACCTATATCTAATTCACCAATACCAAAGCGGCGACCAAAAGGTACACCTAATGTAACAAGAGTTTTATCACGACTAGTTCTATATATATTTAAACTATCCCTTAATTTAGCTAATTCTAAAGCTGATGGAACATTATCAGAAACTATTTTTAATCCTTCATAATTTTTTATACTAAAATCTTTGGCTACATCTATAGGTATTGGAGTAGCTAAAAATTCATCAGTATTCATTAATAATTTTTCTTCTATAGTATGAGGATCATTAAAAGTGGTAATTCTTTTTAGTTTAGTAGTACCAGTCTTTTGTAAAATATCTTTTTCTAGTGCTGCCGCATCACTAGCACGTATAGCTAAATTATCTCCAGAAATAGTATGTATAACAAAAGTATCACCTTGTGTAATACCAGTTATTTCTAGAGGTTTATAAGTACCTTGTTGCACAACTTCCAGTAAAGTTTCATCAGCACCTAGTGTAGAAACTTTCTTACTTTTTAAAACTACAGCAGGAGATTCTAAGAAAGTTTTACCTTCTATTACTTTACGTTTTGCATCAAATGCTCTTTCAGCAGCGGCATATTCTTTTCTTCCAGTATTCTTTAATGCTTTAAAGGCAGCTTTACGTGCAGCAAAAGCCTCTTCCAATTCCTGTAAACCTTTACGACCAGCTTCAGTCTTTGAAAGTACGCCTCTAACTGAACGTATCTTCTGAGACATTTCTTCAATAGCCTTAAGTTCTTTTAATAGTTTAGGAGTTTTAGCTATACTATTAACGAATAATAAAGGGTCGGCTAAAAATTCTACACCTAGATTTGTAAAAAACCCAGCTGTAGTATCATCTGATAGTCCTGTTACTTCACTTCCAGGGACACGTCTAGCTTCCCAAAATGGTAGCAATACTGCTGCCGCATTAGCTGGATCACCAGCTAATAGTGAACGTGTAAAATTTCCAGGTGCATCTAAGACATCAAATATTGCAGTTCCAGCTTGAGAAAGCAAAGAAGGTTTAACTGGAGGCAAAGCATATCCACTATCTTTAGTTACTGATTGTGGAAATATGCTCATTTATTCTTTACCTCGCAAAAGTCTATCAGTAAATTCTTCCTTAGCTTTTATATCTAATTCTTTTTTTAATCTCTGGGCATCTTCATTTAAAGCTATATTAATACTTTTTCTATCTATATCTGGTAGAAGTATAGATAACTCATCCAACAATCTTTCATACTCCTCTCTGTTATTTAATCTAAGTTGCTTATATCTAGGTAGTCCTATTTTTTCTACTAAAGTTTTAAGAAAATCTTTTTGATGTCCACTTTGAATTACTGGTTTATCGTTATAATCTCTACCTACTATATCACCAGGTTCTAATTTTTCGGATGATTCTCTGGCCATAAACCCTTTTATTAAATTTAGTGTATCATAATCAATATCCATTTTAATTTTACTTTCTTCTGGTAAACCTCTTTGTGCTCTAGAATTTGGATCATATACATTCATCCAATCTATAGCAGCTGCTCTACGTTCGTCTTTGTCTGCAATATCATTTACATTTGCTACATTATCCATAACCCATTCTACGGTTTTTTGTCTAGAATTTTCTTCAGTTCTAACTACTCTTTCTAATTGTGGAATACCTCCAGCAAGAATCTGTTGGTATTGTGTTCTCTCAGCATCAGTTAAATTAGGATTATTTTGTAATTGATCTAAAGCATCCTGTTGTTGCATTAAACTATATTGACCTGACTGTGCTCTTTGTTTTAATAACATTTGTTCTAGAGCAGATTTTTCTTGAGTAAGTCTAGCACCCATTTGTTCTTTTCGTAAGTTTAACATTCTATCTTGAGTTTCTATAGGTATAGCACGACGCATATCTTCTCGTTGACGAATCTGTTGATTTAATGGACCAATAGTTGGTTGGCCTAAATAACCTAAGGCAATAGGATCAATAATAGCTTGAATCATATTCCTTAGTACTTCAACATTTTGTGGAGCAGCTTCCCTGGGAGTTAACTGTAAATCCGACAGTTCAGTCTGTACCTTTGCCATAATTAACCTCCATATGGTAAATTAGTAGGTCTTCGTAATGGTTCTAAATAATTATTAACTGGTGCAGGAGGTCCAAATGTTTCTTGCATTAATGAATTACCAAGTATCTGTTCTAATAATTTTCTATTTTCTTCCTTTTTCTTTTCACTAGATTCTTTAGCACTATCACTAGTATTAATACTACCCTGTAAATGTTTCTGCATTAATTGCATAAGTGCATTGCCAATAGACTTACCAATAGTAGGAGCATTAGCTGCTCCGACAGTGCCTATGGCAGCAGCAGGTGATCCACTAACTAATGAACTTAATCCTTGCGTAGCAGCTGTAGTACCTAAACCAGTAAGAGTATTACTAAGTCCAGCACCTGCACCAGTACCTGCTGCTGTTAATCCTGCACCAGTTAATCCAGTACTAAGACCACCGCCTAAAGCTAATGTATCAGCACCTGCTCCAGCACCGAAAGCTAACTCGGTAGCAGTCATACCTCCTGGTCCTAGACCACCAGCAATAATACCACCTTCTGCTGCTCCGGCTGCTGCTGGTGCTAATGCAGCACCCAATCCAGCAGTAGCTAAACCACCAACAACACTACCAGCAATTACTGCATTTTTTCTTTTACGAGCTTTTCTTTCAGCTTTCTTTGCTTCGTGTTCTTGTCTTAATTGTTCAGCCATAGCCCAAGTTCGTTGTGCATTAGCTTGTCTAAGACCTTCACGAAATCTATACATATCAAGTTCAAGGGCAGCTCTCTGCTGGGCAGCTTGGAGAGCTAATGGCCCTATATCTCTAAATGCCATAATAGCTCCTATTTATTCCATATACTACCAAGTCCTGAAAGTCCTACCCCAATTCTACTAAATCCAGAAACAGAAGCTAAAGGTCCAAGGAAATCAGTTAAGAATCTAGAAATTTCATCTGGAGTTCCAGCTTCAATTAACTCATCCATTCGTCTTAATAATTCTTCAGATTGTCTAATACCAATTTGAGCACTAGTAACATCGCCAATTAAATTAGGAATATAAGTCGGGTCTAATAAACTAGCTTGTCCTAGTCCTAACTGAGCATTTACAGCAGATAATCCTGATACTGATGCTGCTTCTTGTGCTGTCATTCCTGCTTTAAGGTTAGCTAGGAATCTTTGCTGAGCAGTATTAATATCCATCTGCTGGCCAAGTAAATCAGTACGGGCCTGATTACGAGCAGAAATTTCCCCTAATCCAATATCAGTAGCCGCAGAAGTAGCTTGAGAACCACCAGAACTAAGCCCACGCTGACCAAGCCCAGCCCTAACTTGATTAGTAAGATTGCCGACTTCATTGTTAATATTACTAAATGCTTGCCCTTCTAGAGATTGTCGCAATTCATTACTAAAGGGTTCAGGATTAACACTACTAAGAATATCATTAAGTCTAGTGTGAAATAAGTTTTGAATATCTCTAATTGAATTCCCTAATTCTCTACGTGCACCAGTAGCTACTCTTTGTTGCCGAGCTACACCTAAGTCATATTCTCTTTGAGACCTATCAAACCCTTCATTTAATAAATCCTCGTCAGTTTTTTGTCCACCGCCATAAGTTCTACGAATAATTTCACCAGCATCGTTAAAATAATTATTAATACCAGAAGGTGCTAAAGACATTTATAGTCTCCTGTAACCAGGGACACTATTCATATTTAAGTACTCAATAAGACCCCATCCCGACCCCCTAGTAAAAGTTAAATTTTGCACATCATTTGCCGCCGAAAACACAAGAAACTTATCAGTATTAACAATGCTAAGCATATCTTGATTAGAAGTATTATCCCCTGTAAATGGGATAAATGTTCTACTTGTTGACAAACTACCACTAGCTATCGACCCATTTTCAGAACCACGAAAGTGTAATGAGAAATCTGTAGTTCCAGGTAAAAATGCTTCTTGAACTGCAATAATAACTTTAGTAATCATATGATATTTAGGAATAATACCAACTACTAAAGTAGGATCGAGATGTGAAAATTTAAAGTATAGTCGTTTAAGTTCATCAGTAGAGGTAAGTACTTCTACAGTCTGTTGATCCTGTAGTGTATTATACTTATAAGGTAATTGTGTCATCCGCCTACAGCCCAATTAATTTCTGTACTATTTCCTGAACTTTGAAAGGTAACTACTACCTGTTGTAAGCTAGGATTCTCATAGGAGCAATGAAAGAAGTCAGTACAAAGATGTGCAAATGTAGCAGTAGGTACTAATCCTGCAACAGTAGTAGTTAATTGAGTACAAGTTAATAGTACAGATTTACCAAGACCAGTACTTACATCTCTAGCCTTTAAATAAAAGAATGATGCATTAGTAATACCATAAACTGAGAAATCAATAGTAACAGCAGAACCACCAGCAGCCCTAGTTAATGAACCAGTAGCGTAAGTTTGATAGGTAGGTGTAGTAGCTGCTAATTCTATCAATTCAGTAGGACTAATACCACCTGATGGTACTGTCTTTAAAGACCCTTGTAATGTAGTAGTTTTATCATTGGCTGCCATATTAATCTCCTGCCACTAGTACAGTAACTTGTGTATCATTACCTGAACTTTGAGCTTGAATAGCTAGTGCAGTATTATCTTGTATATCATAGGCTACAGATACTAAATCAGATACAACTAATGCCGATGGACTAACGGCAGAAATACCACCCTCACCACTAACTGCGGCAGTAAACGTTAATTCCACACATCGTGGTAATCCAGTAGTAATATCTCTAGCTTTTACATAAATTAAATGAGCATTGTTAGCAATACCTAATACTGAAAAAGTAATAGTTTTTGTAGCACCAGCAGCTAATGTAAAGGTTAATTTTTGTACTATTTGAAAAGTGTTAGTATATAAATCAATAGCTATGTTTTCTAACGGACTAGCTACGCTGCTAGGGGAAATCCGTAGAAAACCTGAAACTCTAGCAGTCTTATCATTTGCTGCCATTAACGTCTCCCTCTAACAGTAGCTTCTAACTGAAATTCTCTAACCCTAAATGGATATAAAGTCCAGACACTTTCAGGATAAGTAATTTTAAACTCTACAGTTATTTTATCAGTATGCCTACCAACTTTAACTAAATTTCCTACTTCGGATAAATTCTTAGTAACTAATAATTCTTTTCCTTCATCGTATATATTAATAAATTTTTGTGCAGTCTCAGGAAGATTTTGATAGTCTGGTGGTTTATTAACTATTTCATAAATAAATCTTACATGCTTCCACCATTTTAATCTACCTAATTCAGTAAAGTCATACTCACTACTTCTCCATACAGAATCTAGTGGAAATACAAATTCTGCACCAGATAATATACCTTGTATCTGAATAGCATCAATGTCTACAACATAATGTATACTATAATTAGTTTGTGCCATTAAAAATTTATTTTGTAATCTAACAAATGTATATACAGGTACACTAGATTTAGTCCAAGTACCATTATTATGATTATATACTAAAGCATGTTTAGTAGTAATAAAAGTATCGTGGGGAGTTTCATTAAAATAAATCAAACCATATCTTTCATTAACAGATAACATCATAATTTTATTATCATATACATCTACTTCTTTTTCTATAATATCAGTTATGGGTACCGGCCGTGCATCACCAGAATACTTATAATATGCGTGCCTATAAACCCAATATAATACATCTCTGAATACTAAATAAGACTTACTTTCTCCGTCATTTTGGCAACCTATATCATCAAATAAAACCCTTAATCTAGTATCTTTATCAGCAATATCACCAGTTAATACATAAGTCTTACTATCCTTAAATATAATTAATTGACCAAGAAATTCTACAATACCTGTAATATTTCCCTGGTCACCAATAGGCTCATAGCCTTCAATATACTGATTATATATTCCGGTATCTTCAACGCCTAAAGGTGTACGTTTGCTATACTCTAATATATTACTACCAATATTTCCGTAGTAAGTTCTACCCTTAAATGTAGTAGCATGGAACGATGGTTTAGGTACATTATTAGAGCCAGCAATAGGACCAGTAGATCCTGTTAATGGTACATCTTTAGTAACATTAGGTGTTAATCCATTAAGATCAATTCCGAAAGTCCATACATTTAAGTTTTGGGTATTAGCTGGTAAATTATAATAGGAAGTAAAAGCAGTACCAGTTCCTTCTGCACCATAAGTAGTAGTAATACCATTAGGACCAGCAATATTTACATCAGTAGTTTCACAATAGCCAAGAAAATCATAATGCGATTCTGTAGATTTTCTTACATAAACTCCTACTATAATACCACCATTTTTATTAACTTTAAGTCGTACTAAAGGATGAAGATAAGCACTAAATTTAAAGTATCTACCAGTAGTAGTTGAGACTGCTACTGTTCCTAAAGCATCGGCTGTAATATTTGATTCACTATTCAATGGAGACATATAAGAACTAGTACCATAAATATTACCATCAACTTTATCTCTAGGTAAATCTTCCCAATGATGGACAAAAGATAAAGCGAATTGATAGCTGGCAGTAGGTAATGGTGTAGAACTTTGTCCAGAACCAGCAGAATTATTAGCACCAATATTTATATGTTTAACATAATATGGAGCATAGACTCCTACAACATCAGATCTAAATTGACCGTATTTTTGATCCCACCAAAACTTAACCATCTGTGAGGGGATTACACCATAAGGTAATCCATGTGCTGTGTATGCGTCATATCTTAATTCATCCCCGCCAAACTTTCCAAGAAAATAACCTACTTTATTAGCAACTAAAACCTGTTGTCTAAAATATTTATTAACGTCATTAACTACTAAGTCTGATTCAGGAACTGGTATAAAATTAGCTACTAATTGTAGTAGTAAAGGATGCAATACAAATCCTGAAAATCCAGTAGGACTCAGTGTAGACCAGTATCTACGAATTACGAACTCGCGTAAACCTAATACAGTTTCTATTCTATATAAACCAGTAGGAATATATTGAGCACGTCCGTAACTACCACCAGAAATTAATTCTGCAAATGTAGGAAAGTTAACTATATCTCCCTGATGAATAAAGCAATTAATAGCTTCAGTGGCAATTCCTGGCTGACCCACAATCTCATCAGGTTTGGTGGTATAGCCTAAGAATTGATTAATCTTTTGCTTAGGCATTACTCCCAATCCTCATCTTCATATACGTCTACAACACCAGAATATTTTTCAGGAACATTACTAGCATTGTGAACCATATCACGCCAAGTTTCATTATACATCTCATACCAAAACTTAGCATTGATTTCATCTTTACCTAGTGCTAATACAGTAGCATAATTAATTAAAACATCATGGTGTTCAGACGGAATAAATTCAATACTAGTAGTATCATTCATTGTATCAAACTCATAAGTAATCTTAGGAATATAATCAAAGGTTACTGTAAATGCAGTAGTAGGAGTAAGATAATATCCCAAGTAATGCGTTTCTTGTTTATCACTGAATACTCGTCTAAGATACACTGAACGTTTACCAGAATCTAGACAAGCAGTCATATCTAAAATTTCAACTTTTAAATTATCAACATCTCTACAGTACAAAGGTTTCTGTACTAAACTATTAGCTACTGGAACACCAGAAGAACTAGCAATTATTACTTCTTGTGAACCAGAAGAAAAAGATAAACTAATACTAGCTACATTTATATTAACACCTGCATTAATCATTTTTCGATACAAGTGATTATACGCTCTTTTAAGTATATTATTTAATTGTGCATCAGTAAATAAATCACCTGCCGTATCATCTATATTTAATCTGATGCTCTCTCGCAACTCACCTATGTTCATTTTATCCTCGCTAAAATACGTGGTACCCTAGCAGAAGATAAACTAATATCTCCAGCACTACTCGGCATACCATTGCTGAAAGTATTACTTTCAATATAACAGGTATTAGGAGTATAGTGATCAGGGTTAGAATGGCCTAGCAACATAATAGATGGCCTTGACATTCTTAATTCAGCTGTTGAACTCTCACTATTATATGCAAAGAAATATAATCCTGGTGCCAATGCAACAGCAGCAGGAGTAAATCTATAGCCTCTAGTATTAAGCGATAAAAGATTGCTATAAATTAAATCTTTTACCACTCCTTGTTCAGCAGAATATATTCCTATTTCTGCCCTACTCGACGCATCAAGTACCTCTATGTATATACCTAACTGTATAATATACATAGGGTAAGGAATAACTATTGGGATATAATATATAGTATCAGCAGTAATAGCAATTCTCCTATATTATATTCCAATTTGTTCCATCGCTAATTATAGTAATAGTTTGATATTGAACTGTTAAATAGGTTCCATTACTACCATCAATAGTTTCACTACCATCTGTATCAATAGTAATAGTACCACTAATAAGATTCTTTATGATATAAACTTTACCTTTAATACCTGCTGCTGTAGGAAGTGTTAAAGTTATTGCAGCAGTAGCCAAAACAAGTTCATCTTTTTCTGTTAAAGTATAATTGACATTAGTAGTTTTTACCACACAATCATCTAGAATAGGACTTACTGGTTCGCTCGTACCTATATATTGACCAGCCACACCAAATTTATTACCTACTGGAGGTCTAAACTTAGTATGGTGTTCTACTATTCCATAAGGATTAAATGGTGAAGCAGTAGCCCATAATTGATCTAAAGGTACTACTACATTTACAGGAACTATAGGATCAGGAGCGAACGGTGGTCGTCCAACACTAGGATAAAAAGTCATACTTCCAGGTGTGAATGGCACAGTCACAGACTCCTGATATGGCGGGATAACAGTAATTGTTTTATTCAAGAAAGGTAATAATTGTTTAGGAATAATAGCTTTGGGATATTTAATTAATGGAACAGATACTACAGCTGGTTCTTGATATGGTGGAATAATAGTTATAGATTTATTAATAAAAGGTAACGGTCTCTTAGGAATTATTAGTTGTGGTTTAGGTATGGTGGCAATGACTGTAGGATCAAGTTCAATAAGAGCTATTGTACTATCACCAACAGCAGGAATACCACCTGGACCGGAACCTACTTTTCTAGTTTGAAATTTAAAAGTATGGCTAGCAGCAGTTAATGTTACTTTATAAATACAGCCATATACCCAATAGTCAGAAGCAGAAGATGCACTTCTATATGTCATATTTCCAAGACTAGCAGCATTGTATAATAACTGAACTTCACCCTCAGCATTAACGTTTCCAGAAGCATTTCTACAATGACTTCCAGCTATTAATAAATGATCGCCAGCCCTAGTAGTTTGTGTTAAACTAGCACCCACATCAGTCCAAGTTCCAGGTGGACTAGGTGTGCCAAAAGTAGCATTTCTATTATAATAGTTATTAGGAAACGTAGAAAGATCAATAGCAATAATACTAGGAAATCCTAATTTAACAGTACCAGAAGAAGTTACTCTATATTCTATATCCCAAGATTGTGATCCAGATAAAGTTACTTTTAATATACATTGCCAAGGTCTATAGTCAGCAGTATTTTGTGGTTGAATTAGTGCAGTATTATATTGAGTAGTTCCATCATTTAACCTAACCTCTGCTGTGCTAGCAGTACTAGTATAATTAACCTCACAAGAAGCTATAATTAAATACTCTCTAGAACTAGCAGGAGTAAAAGCTAAATTTAAGGCTGATGAAAAAGTAGTAGAGGTACTAGTAGAAGTATCACCAAAAGTAACAGCACTAAAATCACTTAAGGATTTCTGTAAAACTAATGCTCTTGTATCTTTAGCTTTTACTGTTACAGCCATATTATACTCCAGCTAAGTAGAATATAGTATCAGGATTATAGGTTAAAGCTAAATAATTACCACAAAGAACACCTACAAAACTTTCTCCACCAGATTTACTTAATGGTTCTTGTTTAGGGAAAGCAAGAGTACTAGCTGCTTGATCACTCATTAATACATAAGACTCATTACCCGAAATAGCATAAACTAAACCCGATATAAAATTAAAATATTGTTTATTTATATCAGTATCTGTATTAGATGCTGTAGCTAATTGTAAATAAGCACCAGCACTATAAGTAGTAGTAGATATATATTCACCGTAAAAGATGCTTCGAATCGTCATGGCTATCACACCTTGGATGGCCACAAGTTATTGCATTACACAATAAACAATATCCTCTCACTCTACCTGATCCTGGTTTAAATATCCAATGCATGCCACAGTGACAACATTGAATAGTATCACCTTCAAAATCAACCTCATCAATATCTCTACGCTTACTAATAACATATCCATGAGGTTTTAAAGTAGAATGGTCTTTTATACCAAACTTAGTAAACATTTATTTATTCCGTAAAGTGGAAAGTAGCATCAATATTAAACGTAGCTGTTGGTGCAGCATCAATACGTACACCAAGTAAACTGTTAGCAGCAAGTTTAGGATAGAATTCTTTGCCTGGATTAGCATACCATTGATAAGAACTTCTTTGATTAAATGAAGGGTGCAGTAAAGGAACACTACCATAAGTAGTAGGTTCCGCAGAATAGGTTTGTGCAGCCGTAGCCACAGCTGCTGTTCCAGCACCAGTAAATGGAGCAGGAGTTACACCAGTACCTGTACCTGCACCAGTACCATCATTAGCTAATACAACACAGTCAGCATTATTATCAGCAGCAGCATCAGGACTACTTAATGATAAATAAAATACTCCTGGTTGTACACTAGCACTACCAATAACAGTAAGGATAGTATCCCCAACTGTACTGTGGGTGCCGTCTACTGAATAATTTCTTTGTCCCATATTATGCCTTCTGAATAAAAGGACTATCTCTGAAACTACGGCACATATACAGATAAAAATCACTAGTTTGTGTAGTAGTTGTAGCAGTAAGATAAAGGGCTAAAAATTTTGCACCAGGGTTAGGAATATTCACACAGCCGACTAAATTAGTTTTAGCTACTACAATAGTAAAATCATCAGCAAAGTCATTATCTGATTCATCATAAATTTTATAGGGAAAATAAACACCTGTTTTCCCATCAGTATACTTAGGAGTAATAGTAATATCAGCTTCTCTAGTAGTACCAGTCCAACCAATCAATACACTAGCACAGGTAGAAATATCAATATCATTTCCTTGTTTAGTAATAGTAGTACTAACATCAGTAGTAGCAGTTCTTAAACTAATAAAAGTATCGTCTCCAGCAGGTACCTCAAGTGGTCCTGATGGTATACCTCTAGGAACCCGTGAAACAATTTCTCTATCCGCCAACGATTATCTCCTTACTTATTTTTGGTTTTTCATAAGCCCTAACTGGTTTGCCTGTCTTTTTATTTATACCGACAACTGGACCAGCAGGTACAACACATTGTGGAGCACCGAAGGCTAAACGTTCTAAAAATTTAGCTCTATGTCCAGATTCATAACACACATCGTCAAATGCTTTTTCTCGTTTAATATGCTCTCGTTCTCTTACCCATTTAAAAGTATCAAGCCAATCTTGTTTTCTTTGATCATCATCCTTTTTTCCACCTTCAGTTGTATCATATTTTTGTAACCAGAATTGTATATTCTTACTGACAAGAGAACCTTTATAAGGTACTGAAATTTGCCAAGTCATTGTATCCATAGAGGGAGTAGTTCCAGGTGTAACCATATATATTTGCCATCTATCATCATCTCTATCCCACACAAGTTCTAGATTCTTGCGGGGTAACTCCACCAAGGGGGGAGTTAGTCCACCTAAGTTATAGTTGGCTAACTCCCCCCTTTTGCATACAGTAGCTATCATGCCCTAGCATCCGCCCTTAAAGGTCGGTCTATTCCTTGATGATCCCCAACACATCGTTGCGGAACATAATCAATAATTAAACTCTGAAATACAGTAGTTGTCATATTAGTAAGTACTGTAGTATCAATCCAAATACACATTGCAGCACCCTTTTCAATTTGATCCCTAGTAACTGTAAATTTTTCAGTAGACGTCATAATACCACGTTTAGTAAACTGAGAGCACCAAGCTGTAGCTGTTCCAGTTCCTACATTATCCCCATAAGTATCGTTTCCAACTATAGTTTTTAATGTTTGAGTAGTACCTACAAGTGCTGCACCTTCCAGAATAATCTGGGCCCATATTGTAAACAGAGCAGCACCGGCAGCACTAGCAGGATTACCAGTATATCTAATTCTAAATCCAATATCATGGTATGGATTAAGATCATAAGGAACAGGAATCATAGTAGATATACTATCGTTAGCAGATGTCATATCAAGACCAGCAATACCAGTAGTACCAACTTCAATTAATGGCACAGCTGCGGTATTTTCTGCTGCTGATCCTATAGCAGCAGAAAATTCCTTTAACCCAAAATCAAAATGTTCTAATACAATGCGTTTTCGCATCCACGCAAAGTGATTATCTTGCATTAATAATCTCCTTATGGGCTGCGATCAGCATTTAAAGAAGGAATTAATTCATTTCCTACACCCCAACATCTCATAGGAGCATAGTCAATCATTAACCCTAAGAATAAAACAGTCGTAATATCAGTATCACTAGTCTTAATTAAATCAATAGATAAAGTACAACCTTGTTCAATGTCATCTCTAGTAATGGCTAAAGTATTTTTAATACCCCGAGAAGTTACTTGTAATAATGAATCAGTAGTAGTAGCAGCACCTGCACTAGTTACATATTCATCAGATGCAATAGCAGTATCTAATGCAGTAGATGCAGCTGCAATAGCTATTCCTTCTTTCTTAACGTCTGCTTCGATAGTCCAAAGACAATCGCCACCAGAAGAAATAGTAGCAGCAGTCCACCAAACTTTAAAGCCTAATTCAAACTTAGGATCAAGGTCATAAGGAATAGGCCATAAAGCTCTTAAAGCATCATTATCTGCTGACATATTAATGCCAACAATTCCTGTAGATCCAACTTCCGTAGGAATCACAGTAGTTGTAGCCACAGATGCAGACATTAAAACATTAGAAGATTCAGTTAAACCAAATTGATAAGGATTAAGCCAAACACGCTTTCTTAACCATGCAATTTGTTTGTCAGTAATCATTGTGGCCCCCTTTCACTTAGTGAAGTTGACCATTAACGTCCATGATCGTCTTAAGGTCTGTCAGCTTAACATGGCTACGACCATTACGATAACCTAACTGAACGTCACGACCTACAGCAAATTCCCAAGCATCACGATCAGCAATATTCCGTAAAACATTGCCGTCGTCATCAATAAATTCATAGTCGCCTTGAGTAAGTAAGAAAATGTGAGGCATCATTAAGAAGAAAATATGGCCTTCCATAATATCACGGTCGTAGAAAACCTTAGAACCGTTGACACTAATGTAGGCAAAACCCATTTCAACCGTATCCTTATAATCATTATAGATACGGCTACCAACCTGGGTCATACCTAAAGTACCCCAAGTTGCCGGGCCACAATAACCTTCAACTTCATTAGGAACTGCACCATTCTGGGCTACTGCACAAAGCCACGCTTCCTGAACAATAGTCTCAGTAATGGGTCGCTTAGTACCAGCACTGTCAGGATTCTGCTTAACAGTAGACTGAATAATAGCAGTAGAACTACGAGTTAAACCACCAATCTTAGTATGTTCACTAGAGGCAGACTGCCCAGGTCCAATTAATAATTCACCGGATTCAATAGGAATAGTATAATCTGCCCCAATATTTCCATCGTCAATTAATGCAAGAATACCATAAATTTCCTGACCACGGCTAGAATCTTCAGCAGTCATTGAAGTTGCAGCACCAAAATACATAGCATCATCAGTAGTTGTTAAAGTAGCACCAGAAGCAGCAGCTAAAGTAATCTTATGTTTAGTAGTAGAGGCAGCACCAGTCTTGTCCTGATTAAATGCAATGGCAGAAATAGTAGTACCATTAGCAGGGGTAATACCACCACTAGCAGTAATATCATCAAAGTGAACCCTATCACCTACTCGAGCAGACATAGGTTGTGTAGAATAAACTTCGATAACAGTAGAAGTAGTCTGAGTGCTGGCTAAGCTAGCAGCACGGCCAGAACCATCACCACATACCTGACGGTTAAGATCATCAGGTAATGACTTCATTAATCCCTGCATTTCCTCATCTAATGCACGAGCAAATGCACCGGAATCATTACGAGACTTACGCTTAGTAGTTCCAGCGATAGACCCACGACCATAGTGCTGACCCATAGTAAAAGTTAAACTACTATAAGTCTGAGATCCATGAGCCGGAAACTTAGGACCAGCAACAGCTGCCGTAGTAGCCGGGTCTTTACGAGAACCGACAGCAGGGTTACGAGCAGTAATTAATGGAACATAAGCAAAGTTACCAGATACGTCTTTACTATTCTTCTCCAATCTATTTAGTAAGACGTGTGCCCTAAAAACTTGATCGTTCAATGGACCCATATACAGGGTCTTCATTGCAGATGAAAAACTTTCGCTCTCTAATCCAGCCACTTACTATTCTCCTCGATTCAAAAGTGCTTGAAGTGCTTTAAGGGACTCTCCCTTAACAACATCTTCTGGCGTAAACTTTTTCTCAGAATCTATCTGAGGTATTCCACTTGGACCTCTAACAATTCCTTTAGTACTATTTTCTAATAATCGTCCATTTTTATATTTAGCTTCTGAATTAGTTTCAACAGCCTTAATTAATTTCATACGATCTTCTACTACAGCAGCAACAGCATCTTTTAATGACATTCTAGGATTCAGTGATTGTCGAGCTAATGCTTCTGCCTTAGCTCCAGGAATTAATGCAGCATATTCAGTATTTTTAAATAAATCAAAAGAATTAATAGCATCATTCAGGTCTCGTTGAATTCTATTATTAGTGGCTTCCTGTTCCTGTTTACTCTTATACTCATGAAATTCCTGGTTTAATTGATTAAACCTTTCCTCATAAGTCATTTCTTTAGGATCAGGTTTCTTTTCTTCCTTCTTAGGATCTTTCAAAGAATTTAATCCTATCTGAGCTAACTGGTAAATCTCTTGCCCAGTAAGATCATATTCTTTTCCATCAATATCAGATAAAGTAAAATATTCCTTTTTACTGGGTTCTGTTGACTCCGGTGAGACTTCCGGCTTGCTCTCCGGCGAGTCCTTGGAATCTACTGGGGCCACCGGCGGGGCCGGCGGGACGCTGCCCGTTCCGGTTTCCTGAGGGTCCAGTAATACTTTGGTTAATCGTAGTAGTGTCATAATCTCCTTGTACGGCTCCTTGAGCTATTGCTTGCTGTTGAACTAATTCAGCTGCCTGCATTTGCATATGCATAATGTAGTGCAACTGAATTAATTTAATAGCTTCTGGCGATGCCTTGTCTCGTCTACTTGAAGCTAACCATCTCTTAATCATCTTAAGATGTTCTTTATGGTTTTCTCCAGCCAAGACTTCTACAGGTTGACCCTGCTCCATCGCCTGAATTTCGTCCCACTGTCTTGTACGATCAGCTTCTTCCTGGTCAAATATACGCTCAACATCTCCTGATCCTAACATTTCAAGAATAATATCTCTATCGTTAGGATCTTGCGGATTAAGGAGACCGAGTTGCACAAAGTTAATTACTTGTGCCTCACGTCCTGCTCTTGAAAGTATATGACGACCATAAGTCTTAATACGTACATCAAAATAATCGCCTGGACTATTTCCTTTAAGCATTGCTCCAGTGTATTTTAATGTTTGTAACTCATTAAATTCTCCTCTAACTCTAATAACTTTTTCTTCTGTTACATATTGATTTAAAGTTTCAAGAACAAGTACTCCAAGGTCACGGAGACATTTATCTTCCCAACCAAAAATTGGCGAGTCTACAGAATCGTCAGCATCCTGTAAGGCTAATACTGCACGACCTGATCGTACTCCAGTATCTCCTTGACCTTGTGATACATTATGAAAACTAGAAGTATCTTGCATGTCTCTACGAGTTCGTTCTAATGTTTGTTCAACATACATAGGTATATTTCTAGGTTGAGTCTGTGTTGGAGGTATAGCACCACTAAAGAAAATATTCTCACCCGGTCGATTAGTAATTTGTGTTATATGAGCACTTCTAGGAATAAGCCATTGAACTTTACTAGTTAAATTAATATGGTCAGTAATTACTGATTGTACCCTATTGTAACGTGCCTGATTAGGTCTTACTTGAATAGCACAACTAGTACCCCAAGGGGTTACAGGGTCATATATTTCTATATGATGGACATAGGGTTTCTTTCCATGTTCAAATGGCAAATCTTTAGGTGTAACTAATAACTGATCGTCAGCCATAAAAACATATAAACCCTTCTTAAACTGTCTGCACTTTTTAATGTACATTTCAAAAGTTAATACGCCTCTACGATTTACTTGTTTAACATCATCATCTAAATGTATATAAGGATGGATTAATGCTTCCGCTTCATTTGTCTCAGAAATTTTATCCTTCCACTTAGTTCCAAATTCATCAATAATCCAGTCTTTTGATCTAAGGTTTAATTCAAAACACCAATCACTATCTTCGAACACATTAGACATATGATCAAAGACCATATTAAAAGGTGATACTGGTTCAATAAATAAATCACCTTCATTTACAGTGATTAGGTTGGGTGGGACTTCTAGGCCATTGATAGCCATGAATTGGTCAAGAGCCTGATCTTCCACCGACCGAGGATCAATCTGGACCTCCTTTCCGGCTTTCGAATCCCACCCAACCTTCATAAAAGCATTGCCAGTTATTGCTTGCCAGAATGATTTTCTAATAAGTTTAGTTGTTAAATTATGTCGTACCCACACATCTTCTAGAATTTTTCTAGCAGTATGGGATATATCAATATCTTCCTGGTCAGGTGTAGCTGGAATAACGTCCCATACGGGCCTAGGAAGATATAGTCTAGCAACTTTACTACGAACTAACGGTAATAGTAAATTGCTAATAAGTCGTGTTTGCCAAGGATTACGTTTTACTTTAGTCCATTGTTTGGTAGTTGGGTTAAAGTTTACGTTCTGATGACCCCTCGTCCACGCGAGGGTCAGTGCCCACTCGCGGTAGAGGTCTGTCATTCTCTGTTTGTGATCTTCATATTTACTTTTAATGAAGTCTTCAACAGAGCCTTTTTTACCTTTCCGCACTTCATACAGATTAGTCGGCACCTAATTCTCCACCTCTTAAATCTTCACCTATATCGAAATCTATAGGAACTTCCTCACTAACTGGACCAGTGTTATTAGTGGGTACTGTTCCATGGAATATATTTATTAGGTCTGTTGCAAGTTTAGCATGTTGGTGTGCCATGTCTCTCATATCAGCATAGTATTGCTGTTGCATATTAATAAATTGAATTAATAAATCTTCCTTACTAAGGGAGCTATGTTCAGTACTCTGTCTCCCTTGTAATTTTTCTCTAATACTCTCAGGAATTTCCATTACTTATTCACTATAGTATGTCGCACATTAATTACTTGAACTGCTGCAAATACAGCAGTTAGTGCCTCTACTAAAGAGATTTCATGACTCATGTATAACCCAGCAGTAGTAGCAATAGCTGCGATAGATGTCCAGAAAGTTTTACTCTTAAACATTGGTGGGACCTTTCCTCTTAGTCTTAGTAAGAGTACCGAGGCCAAGAGCACCAATACCACCGATACCCAAGGCTCCAAGAATAGTCTGCCAAGAGTCTCCAAGAAAGGTAGTCACCGCAGGTAAAATTTCAGCATCAAATACATTTACAAAATCAGCCTTATTTTTAGCAATCATTTCAGCTTGTGCAGGTTCCATTAATTGATGTTGAGCAGTTAAAGCATCCTGTAATTGAGTTACATGGTAAACGCTCGCAGGAAACCATTTATTCCTCTCATTCTGCGAGCACCCCATCGTTAGGCACCCCTGCATCACTAGCAGCAGCCATAGCCCTGAGACGGTCAGCTTCAGCAAATGCATGACGAAAATCAAATCCTACTAAGCCCAAGTGTCCGACTGACACGCCGCAGTCGACCCACATTTTATATCCCATTCGGCGTGCTTTAACACAAAATTCTATGTCCTCTCCTAATAATCTTGACCCTCTATGAGCATTTTCTCCAAAGGCAGCTGCCTTTAATAATGCACCTTTAGTATCAATATTATTAGAATTTACTTGTTTAACTAATTCACTAGTGTAATCTGCTAGTTCTAGTTCATAAGTAGCTCTAGGAGGTCTATCTAAAGTAAACCATACTGATCCATCTTCAGTTTGTTCTTCTACTGCATCTAATACCTCTCGTTTAATAACAGTAAATGCCATACCTACATGAGTTGATTCTACTACTTTTCGTTCACAAATGAAATCATATACGTCTTTGTCACTACAATCAGAAAATTGTGCTACTAATTTGTAGGGTGGCTTTCTCATTGTTACTAATGCTGAGCAAATATCACAATTTTCTATTAGTATAGTATTATTAACTAATTTTACTACGTGTTCTTTGCTAAATCCTGCCATGTCATCATCAATAAATATTAAATGGGTGTAGTCAGGGCAGTTTTGTCTAGCTAATTCTACTACTTTATTTCTACAATGTGGTATTAGACAGGCATCTGGTATTGCCCAACCTGTTAGAAAATGACCGTTAGCTAATTCTAACAGGCAGTCTACTGTATTTTTACTATATCCTAGGGTAGTAACACCTAGAATTAATTTAACTTTTTTGTCCATGTCCCAATCCTGGTAGCCAAATCAAACACTATCTGCCAAGGTAACTGCTCAGAAGCAGATAAATTGTAATAGGTTTTACCTGTTGCTGTTTTATAGGCATCCCCTATATTACATCCAGGATAAGTAATACAATAATCAACAAATTTATCAAGAGTATTATTATCAATTAAAACCATTTTATTCATTATATTTACTAAAATATGTGATATACATGCAGGTGTACTAATTTCAAGAGGTTTATCATTTATTCTATCTTTTTTATATTTCTGTACCGAGGTATTCATCAATGAATTCTTCGGTATCTTTCCTTCTACGTCGCCTGTTCCTGTCATAGAAACTCACGTAATCTTTGGCAAATGCCGTAATAAGTTTCCTATCCTCATACCTGGGGTTAGTCATGGCGATATATCGCCAACAGTCCATCAAGTGATCTTTCTTTTTAATTGGTTGATCTATAGGATCATTGGATTCCTTTTTAGTAGCTTTAGTCCTTATTCTGTATTTTGCCCTTTCATCTATGAAGTTTTCACAACTTTTAAATACCCTAAATTTAGGAGTTAATATTCCTGTTCTAGGATGGGGTATTTGTTCTAGCCATTTTCTACAGAGTTCTATTCCTGGTCTGACAGCTTTTTCAGCAGGCACACAAGAAATACCATAAAGAGAATACAGTTGGTCAAGTACTCCCTCGTCCCCTGTAATAAGTCTTGCTCCCCGTTTATCGTCAATTATTCTTAATACCATATGTTCTACTACATTACTATCAGGATTTTCCCATACGTAATGTCCAAATTTTTCAGTTAATTGTTTATTTAATTTAAATCCTTCACTTGTTCTAAGGGCTGCTGCAACTTCCCATAATGGTACATTATGATAATATAATTCACGATAGGCATATATAAAATCATCAGGGTCTACTGTTACCCATAGTGCCGCAAAAGTCTGAATACCAGGATCTATTGCACACCATTTAGGCCACTTATAAGGTATAGGAAAAGGATCTATTTCATGAATATTCTTGTCCCAGGTATTGTATATCAGTCCACGACTACGGCGACTTTTACCCTTAAATCGTACTTCTAATGTTTCTTCGTCAAATTTTTCTTTTAACTCTGCTACTCGTTTCTTATCCAAGTGAGGGTTATCTTCAGTATTAAGTCTTACTATGAAGTAACCCTCTTTCTTTTTATCAGCTAGTTCTTCTAGCTTAACTATCCACTCATAGGATTCGACTAGAGTTGCACTGATAATATATTCACCACCAGTGGCTAAGGATCGAACTTCTAGTTCTTCCCAAATACTATAGTCTACTTCTTCGTCGATACTAGTTAAGTGTACCGCAGCAGCCTGAAACTTCTTTCGGCTGTCGCCGAGAGCGGTTTTAAAATATACTTCTGATCCGTTTTTTAATCGGATATAGGAACTAATTGGCTGCTGCGGTACAGTTGGTCCGAACTTTTCTATTTCCCAGTAAGGAATTAAATTTACTAGGTGACGATATACTCCTTGGTGGATGGTAGAATATTCTGCTGAAATTACCCAGACTGTGACAGGAGGTTTAGGAACCATTCGATAAGGGTGATTCCCTGTAAGCCAGCAAGCCACTTCATAAGCATTACTATAAGATTTCCCACTCTGATTACCTCCAAATACTAACCTATACCTTGCCGTCGATTCGTGAAAACTTTTTTGATTCCACTCAGGTGTATCTCCAGGTGTATATTTATTTATTTCATGTTCTTGTCGTCGTTTTAATTCACTAATTATTTCAGCAAAATTGCCGTTTATAACGGCATTATCTAGATTATTCATCTCTAAATTGCTCATTGACTATACCTTTTGCAATACGTCCAATGAATAATCTTGCATAGTCAGCAAGACCTAATAGTTCAATGGTATAGCCATAGAGATGAACATCTACTTCTTTAAAGGACGAAGTTCGTCCTGGCCTATTAAATACAAATACATAATTATCATAACGTTTTTCTAGTTCTCTGAATATATCTTCAGTAGGGATATATGGAAGATAATCGGTTGCTAATTTAGTATTATTATTACTGTCCATTTTTTACTATCTCCACTGGTATAAGTGATGGGTTATTTAATAATAGTTCTTTTAGTTGTGCTTGAAGTTGTTCAGTACTTGCTTGCTGCACATTAATGTGCATATGTTTCTGTGGCATAGATAGACGAACTATGTCTATATTACGTTTATCGGCTTCTAGTAATACTTTAGCTGCTGCTAATTGAGTACTAGCTTTTTTCACAGGGTCTTCAATATCACTATCTAATAGTTGCCCAGCAGTTTTAATTATTTTATCTCTTAAATTATCGGGGATATTGTAGCGAGGATTTTTCATTAATCCATGCACCATAGTCATATCATTAACAGAATGATAATCACTCTGCTCTGGGTTAGGATATTGACTATGTGCTAACTGTGGAAGACTGGGCATAAGACAAACTCACAGTCCAGAGGTATTGTACCCATATCCATGACCCATAGTTAATAATGTTCCATATAAGTTATCACTAGTGTTTTTTCTTAATATACTTATACTTACATCTTCCCTTTTTCTACTATTGTATCGTTGCATAAATTTAATATCCTCTATCCGTACTCTAGGTATAGGATTCCTACGGGAATTTTCTATTAATTTATTCCATTTTATATAGTATTCTACTGATAATTCAATAGGATTCCTACCTTTTAATTCTATAAATTTATTGATATAGTCTCTATAGGGTTTGTGTTGGCTATCTAGAACAGTATCTTCATTATGCCAAAATCCAGTCCCTATTAGGGAACTTATAACATCTATAGGATTTCTGGTAATGTGTAAAATCTGAAGGTTGGGGTATCGTTTAATAAAGGGAGCAAACAACCAAGAGGATTCACTACGGGGTAGTCGTGGTAAATTATGAAAGTCGGTAAAAGTATTGAATTGTTCTTCATGGCTAATACCTAAGAGTATTGCCATTGATTTAGTGCCTGATCGCTGGCAACCTGTAACTATCACAGGAGTCTATTTACCTTTTTTCCGCTTCGCGGAGTTCAATGCTATGGCTACTGCTTGCTTTTTACTTTTACCGTGTCGCATTTCGGTCTTTATATTCTCCGAAATAACTTTCTTGGATTTCCCCTTTCCCTTGGGTTTCAGTGGCATCTATACATCTCCTCGCACTATTTTGTACTATCTGAAAATTAGTTAAACTACCACCTACGTTGCCGTGTTTATCTGTTAATATTGCAATTTCCCGGAATTCATAAATACACTGGGTTTTGCAATAATTAGTATAATCTGTACCTGCTGGATATACTTTTGTCCAGCCCATAGCAAAGGGCATCATACAGATTTTAAATGTTAAAAAGGTCCACATCATGGGACTCCTACAATATAATTATTACAATTTGCCTTTACGCGGGTATATCTACCCGCCGCCATTTCAGGAGTCCCATAGGCCGGGTCAAGTCAAACTTTATATTTTCATTTCAGAAATAACTGAAAATTGGTGGGCGGTCTCGGCGATAAAATAGGCAAGATATTTTAATTTATCCATATTAACGTGCTCGTCTGGCGGCCTCGGAGAATGTTAAATTGGTTAAACCCGTCCATACTACCCAAAGTGCGCAAATTTAAATTAAAACTTTAACTGCGACCCCGTTGCGTATTACAATTTAGCTTATAAATTTACAGACCTACCAGAAAATATGGTAAGATAGCATGGATATGGGTATTCTAGGGTATTATATGCAATCTTGCCCATTTTTTCTAGTTTTCAATTACTAATTCAATGAATTAAAGTCTCACCGTAACAATTCGTGTAACACCGATATTATTACATTTATACTTCAAAATCCTGAAAATCTGCCATTTTGGCATAGTCTGATGTTAAAATAGGTAAGATAGAGATAATAGGTATGTTAAGTGGGGGGATTTATAGGGAATAGATAATTGTAACTGCCATATTGACATATCTCATTTTTGGGGGTACTGTCATTGTGGCATAGTCCGATAATATCGTCGATTATCAACCGATAAATGGCGATATTATCGGACTATGTTTGGTACGCTAACTGCTATATGTTCCCTGTCCGCCGCGACTCGCGGCAGGACGCTTCCTCGCGGCGGGGCGAGGCTGGAGTTTATCGCATTATGGCAACAATGCGGATGCCGCAAGGGCGGCATCGACGGGGTGCCCGATACTGGCGAACTCTACGCCAGGATTGTGACATCCCGACGGAGCGACCCGTGCGACCCTGTAGGCGTGCAGCAAAGCGAAAACGTCTTACGGGTAAAGACTGGTTTCAACCATCGCGGAAGGAACGCGAATTGTTGGGAATTACGAGCCGTCTGGAATTGACGGCTCCGAAAACTGAATAGAAACGGGAGTATCGCTGACTGTGCCGTCCGTACGGGTATACTGTAGCTAGTATATTCGGTGGGACACATGGTCCGCAAGGATTCCGCGGGCACAGCCCGTAGGGTGAATCGCGGACCCCCTAGGAACGAGTCACGGGCAACACGCCGATCCTATCGGTGTAGGGATTTAACACCTAGTTTGGTTAAATTCCTAATGGGTACGGCTCAACGTAGCATGGTGTAATCTAATAGGTGCATGGTGCTAGTGTGACGTTGATTCGAGCACGATCCATTGTGGGTTTAACTGAATTATGATGGTGGGATACCTTCGTGGGTCGCCGTGTTGCCTACCCGGATAGGGTAGGCAGAACAAGTGGCTTGTGGGCATGTTCTCTTTTACGGGAGAAAGTAATGTCCACAGACACTACAGTTGTTGAAGCTACCACCGAAGATACGCAAGTCCCCCTTGAGCAAATGGAACGTCAAACCGACGTTCTCACTGTGCTCATCATGGTGCTTCGTTGGGCCAAGGAAAACTTGACGCCTCACGGACGCATCATGCGTACGCTTCATGCGGAATTTGAGAAAAAGCTCAAGTCCGAGCCGAACTTGACTTTCGCCAGCTATGCTGCCAAACTGGCAGTCGACTGGCAAAATCAGTTCGAGACCGGCAAGGCTACCATCGACAAGGGGGTCAATTTCCCCAAGACTAAGGTAGAAGCCTTGTTTGGTGCATTCACGACAGCAAATGCTTGGGATTTGTGGAATGCTATCGCTGGCAAGACCACAAGCACTGGAAAGATGCTCAAGACGTTTGCTCCGATCGTCAAAGACCGAGACCCGTCAAGTGTCGCCAAGCAGTTTCTTAACTAGTCACAACGTGTGACTAGTTTCCGCCCGCAAGCCACCCGTTCTGCCTACCCTATCTTTATTGAGTTAACTCAATAAAGAGGGGTAGGGCTAAGAAGGAGATAGCCATGTTAAGGGGACACGGTGTCCAGTTTAACTTGCTAGAAACTCTCAGGAATTCTGAATTCTGCTTCTATCTTACAGGGAGCATGTTATTCAGAAATCGTCCCAAACTGTGCAACGATTGGGATTTCTTTGTTGAAGATAGTCCTGGCCTTACCAGTTTTCTTGAGGCTTTGGATTTTCGCCTAGTAAAATCTGAAATCTCATACATGGACAGCATTACATCTGCTGTTTATGAAAAGAGAACTGGTACTTATGCCCATGTACAGATAGTTCGAGACGCTTCCCACAAGGAAAAAGCTCAGAAACTTCTGTATAATTGGGGACACCTAACACAGGTGAGTGGAAGTACACACTTCTGCAAAATGCTTCAAAAGTGGTTGTGGAATCTCGCCTTAATGGCCACTGAATAAACCTCTTACCCTGCCCTACCCTTTTCTATTGAGTTAATTTAAAGAGAAAACTATGGGCTATCGTTTGGCCTTTGTCGAGAAGTAACCTGTATTAAGGCGGGCTTTTTCTACTAGTACTAGTAGAAAAAGGCCCGCCAGAAAGCGAGAACACTATGTTTATGGAAGGTGTGATTGACAAATCTTTTCGAGTATGGGGACCATACTTTGAAGAAGGTACACTTGATTTAGCAGACCTATGCTATCTAGTGTTTCACGACTACATTGCATACTTTGCCAACACAAGGCCCAAGTCTTTTGGAAAGTATGTGCAGGCCATGGACAACTGTCGCGGCTTTTGCTACATCGACCCCGAATTCGATTCGTAACCTCTGTTAAGGCGGGCTTTTTTCTACTGGTACTTTTAAGGAGTAACCACTGTGAAGAACATTGTTGGAATTGTGTACGCCAATGGTACAATCCGTACAATCAACTCTGCACCGGACAATCCACCAATAGCCATAAATTTCACTAACACTAGTGTTCTTTATGAGCTATACTTAACCAAAGAAGAGCGTGGCTATTGGGATGCCACCGAAAGCATAGCTCCTATTAAGGTGAAATGAAATGATCATTGTAAGGTATGTAGGAAACCTGGACCTGGACCGTGTATCAATTCCCCTAGGAATATTTCACGATATTCCTGCAATGAAGAAGTCATTTACTAAGTGTAGTGACTACTTCAATCTCGGTTGGAGAGGAGAACTAGTAGCACACACCTATATCCTTGTACCCGGTTTATTTAGTAAACAGTGGGGAAGGGTAGTAGGTCGCTGGGAAATCAAAGAAACCGACGATGAATGTGTACTAGTAGAAAGGAGTGTTAAATGATACTAAAGGAACAAACCACGAAC